AAGTCTGGGGAGACTACACCGTTACTCCATCCCTGTTCCCTGAAGAGTCTTGGCGCTTCTACCTGATAGTCGTGCCAGAAAGCGTACGGCAAGGCACGCTCATCCAGATGGCCAAAGCGTTCTACGCCAAACACCCTCATACCCGCGCTCGATTCTTCAGTAACACAGAGCACCTGCAGCAGTACGTCGACCGAGACATTTATTACAACGACTCAACCGGCACGGCGAAAGAGGTCGACTTCCCTGACTCTGTGTGGGTGCAAAATCACCACCTGAACCGCCCCGGGTTTCGCGGAGGCTTCAACTCCTGAGAAGATGAAGCCATGAACAAGACAAACAAGTTTTCCCCTGAAGTCCGTGAACGAGCCGTGCGGATGGTGCAAGAGCATCGCGGCGACTATCCCTCGCTGTGGTCGGCGGTCGAGTCGATTGCACCCAAGATCGGCTGCGTACCCCAAACGTTGCTGGAATGGGTCAAGCGTGCAGACGTCGATGCCGGCGTACGGCCGGGCGTCAGCACAGCCGACGCGCAACGCGTCAAAGAGCTCGAGCGCGAGGTCAAGGAGTTGCGCCGGGCCAACGAAATACTCAAGGTGGCCAGTGCGTTTTTCGCCCAGGCGGAGCTCGACCGCCGGCTGAAGTGATCTACGCTCTGGTGGATGGACACCGGGATGCTTTTGGGGTCGAGCCAATCTGCACGGTGCTGCAGATTGCCCCGTCAGCCTATCGCCGGTATGCCGCCCGCCGTCGAAATCCGGATTTGCAAAGCCACCGAGCCCGGCGCGACAGCAAGTTGATGCCAAAGATCGAAGCTGTGTGGAACGCGAACCTGCAAGTTTACGGTGCTGACAAGGTTTGGAAGCAGATGAACCGTGAAGGAGACGCCGTGGCCCGCTGCACGGTCGAGCGGTTGATGCGACGACTTGGCCTGCGCGGAGTCCGGCGTGGCAAGATCGTCCGCACCACAGTCAGCGACCACAAGGCTCCGTGCCCGCTGGACAAGGTGAACCGGCAGTTCCGAGCCGACCGACCGAATCAGTTGTGGGTGTCCGACTTCACCTATGTTTCCACTTGGCAAGGCTGGCTGTACGTGGCCTTCGTTGTGGACGTCTTTGCCCGGCGCATTGTCGGCTGGCGGGTGAGCCCATCGATGACAACCGACTTCGTGCTGGATGCGCTGGAACAGGCCTTATACGCACGTCAGCCTGAACGCGGTAGCCATCTGATCCACCATAGCGATCGCGGGTCGCAATACGTCAGTATCCGCTACAGCGAACGGTTGGCCGAGGCTGGCGTGGAGCCGTCGGTAGGCAGCAAAGGGGACAGCTACGACAATGCCCTGGCTGAGACGATTAACGGCCTGTACAAGGCCGAAGTGATCCACAGACGCTCGTGGCGCAATCGTGAGCAGGTGGAACTGGCCACGCTCCAATGGGTGCATTGGTTCAATCACCAGCGACTGCTCGAACCCATCGGATATATACCGCCGGCAGAGGCTGAGGCAAACTACTATCGGCAACTAGCCAGTCAGGCTTCCAAGGTGGCGGCTTGACTTAAACCAAACAGCCTCCGCGAAACCCGGGGCGGTTCACCTCGGCAATATCAACAACAGGTCTACTCGACTAAACCGCGCGTGGATGCTGGAAGACAGATACGGTAGCCAAATTTCCACGCTGCCATAAGTGAGCGATACCCAGCCGCGCCAGAAGTCCCGATGAACCAGTAGTCCAAGCAAACGCCAATGGAGATCACCATGTCTAGATACGAACAACTGAGAAGCATTGAGAGGGCACGGGTAGAGCGAGAGAATGCCTACTGGACCCCTCTGCAAGAAGCCGCTGGCTCCACCGTCAAAGCAGTTGAGGACTACCTTGAGCTGCCGTCAAAAGCCTTCGAGCTACAAGGCAAGGCAGAGCGCTATGTCTCTCTAGGACTTTACAGCGCCGGAGATTTTGAAACCCTCCGCCCATTCCAACTCTCCGGAGAAGATGGACTAGTCCCGTTTAACATAGCAGTTGCAATTGAGACCGCACCCAACGCGTACCCAAAACGCAAAGTGATCATCAATTTCGAAGCCAGCTACGACGACAAGGACTTATTTGTCAGCATCCAGCCTGGAGACGAGCTCGAGGAACACATCCAAATCACAGGACCGGAAAGCTATCAAGCAGTAGCAGAGGCCGTATACGGCCTTATTGAAAGAAGCATTGATATGCAGTACCCAGACTAACCAGCATATGAATAGAAGCCCACCTAACAGGGCTTCTACTTTCTGCACTCCCTCGCATAACCCTGCAAATAAACCAGCTTCTCCCTATCCTCGATCATTCCTGCTCGGATATCCCAAACAGCTTGTCCAGCTGCTCCACTGAGTTCGAGGGTGGCGACATCGCCCATGCTGCAGGCGCCGGAGTCGGCAAGGGCTCCGGCGACACGAGCGTCAGCTCGGGCGACTTTGACTTCGATGCGCAGCCGGCGGCGCTCATTATCAGCATCACTGTAACTGCGACGCAGGCTTTCGTTTTCAGCTTTTGCATCTTCCAGCTCCTGGTAGTGCTTCGTGTCGAGCGCCTGCAGGCGTGCTTGCTGGGCAACGTATAGTTCCTGCTGCTGCCGCAGCTGCTGCGCCCCGGCTCGGGCAATCTCGCCCAGCGTGTCCGAGTGCAGCTTCTCAGCGGCAGCAACGTCAGCTCGACCATTTGCACCACTCCAGCTCCAGCCAGCCCAGAAGCCCGACCCGACCAGGCCGATCAGCAGCAAGACGGTGAAGCCAATCTGCGCTGCCAGCTTGTACTTGCCAGGTAAGCCCATCATGCGTCGACCGCTCCATAACGTAGGTTGCCAACCACCCGCCGCGCCCAGCCCTTGCCAAACTGCGGCCAAGTGGAGAGCTTGGTGTAGAACTGCAGGCGCTCGGCGTTGAAGCGCATCAGCACATCCGTGACGGCCATTGCTCGCACCGCATTGAGCGTGATGCTGCCCACGTCACCGTCATCGGCAACATCAACTGCGCGCTGCAGGAACCGCACCGCGTTCTCAATGCCGTGATTCACCGCCGCATCGAACAGCTGGAATCCGATAGCGCCGTCATATTCGTCGGCCCGCGCTCGACCCCAATAGGCGACCCGGTAAATCTCTTTGGCCTGACTGCGCGTCAGCTGCCGCATGTCATCCAGGTACCCATGCGCCCGAGCCACCCGCTCAGTGATACCGAAGTTGGTGGCACCGCCCGGGTCAGCGGGGTGATTGACGTACCCGCCCTCATGACCGATCAGCCGGTCAAAGGCTTCATCAAAATCCATTGGAACCTCGATAGGAAAAGCCGCCCTGCGGCGGCTGTTGTGATGGGGTTATCATTTGCTGTTTTTTGCCAGCGACAGTGTCGGCGCGGGCAGGCACTATCGGCTGGCTCTACACGGATGTGGGCATGTACCGAAGTACCGCCGGGTTTTGTAGTACCGGCAACCCTCCCCGCTATACCTCAATGTCGTACTGCGGCAGGCTTGGCGCTTGGCCGGTGATGCTGCCGTCTGTGATGAACGCCTTTTGTCCTACTCCCACGCCAGTGCCCTGCACTACCACCTGAACGCCATTGCGCAGAGTGACGGTGCTGGTAC